CTCTTCAGTCACGAAGGATGACGGCTGGGCGTGGTTGCTGACGGGCACACCGACGACACGCTGGAATGATGATCTCTTCCCCTTCCTGTGCCACGCCAACCCCGACGGCCTGAAGGAAAAGACAGGCGGCCTGTCGTTCGATAAATTCACCCTGCGCTACACCGTCACCCAGATGAAACGCTACTCCTCGTATCAGAAGTACGCGACGAAGACCGTCGTCGGTAACCTCCGCACGGAGGAGCTGGGTGATGTCGTCTACGGCGGCGACAGCCCGGCGGCGATCAGCCGCTCTCTGGCGGAGGTGTGGGAGGCCATGCCGCCCCTGACGCAGACCGAGCTGCCGATCGGCCTCTCGATGACACCTGAGCTGAAGGATGCGCTGGGCGCCCTCCGCAAGATCCCCGCAGACCAGATCGACGCCCTGGCGAAGCGACAGGATCCTGTCCTCGCGACGATCCGTCGCCTGATCGGTGAGGGCAAGGTAAAAGCCTTCGCGCAGATTGTCAGCGAGCTGATCGAGGATGGCAACGGCCCCGTCCTGATTGGCGGGTGGCACACGTCAGTCCTGCACGGGCTGAAGACATTACTGCCGACGTTCGAGATCCTCGACGGATCCACCTCCGCGAAGAAGCGCACAGAGATCGAGCGTGCCTTCAACGCCGGTGAGTTGGACGGCATCATCGGGCAGATCTCTGCCATGGGCGTCGCGATCAACCTGCAGCAGGGCGGCAACCGCGTCGAGGTGATCGAGAGCGACTGGTCACCGGCGATTATGGATCAGTTCTACGCGCGGCTGTACCGCATGGGTCAGGAGCGGCACGTCCACATCAACACGTACCGCCACGACAACCAGATCGACGACGCGCTGTCGCGGATCTCGGCGACGAAGGCGGCGGAGCACGCGAAGCTCACCGGCGCCTCCGATCGCAACCTCGACCACCTGATGGAGACCGCATCATGACCCAAGAGAACCAGACCTGCGCCGAGTGCGGAATATTATTCAGCGCCCCGTCGCCCTACATCGCCGCCCGGCGAAAAGACGGCGACGCATTTCATTGCCCCAACGGTCACTACCTCACCTTCGGCGAAGGGGAAACCGAGAAGCTCCGGCGCGAGCGCGACCGCCTGAAGCAGAAACAAGCCGAGCTGCATGACCGGCACCGGGAAGACCTCGACGCCGAGCGCCGCCGCACCGCCGCCGCGAAAGGGCAGGTCACCAAGATGAAGAGGCGGAGCGCCGCCGGTGTCTGCCCCTGCTGCAACAGAACCTTCAAGCAGCTCGCCGCGCACATGAAGAACCAGCACCCGAGTTTCAGTGAGGCCGCGTCATGACGGATCCGGCAGACGCCCTCTACGAGGCCGCCAAGCGGCACGCGCGACCGAAGTACCCGAAACCACCTAAAAGCGTACCCTATGTTTTACCGAGGCCGCCTGCAAAGGCGAAGGCGCTCCGGGGTCCATCCCCTCGCCCGAGGCGGGCGCGTAACCGGTATATAGTTTCGCAGTACATGGCGGGGCGCACACAGGCGAGTATTGCCCGGATGCTGGGGATATCCACTGCGCGCGTACAGCAGATATGCGCCAAGGCGGTGAAGCAGGTTCCCCAGCAGCTACGCATACTCAACCTCAAAGTAGTCAACTCGGCAATCGTCGACGCCTCGCAACCCGGAGACATTCGAGATCAGGGGGTAGGTAGTGTTGACTATCAGCGCCTGACCCACCACATCATAGCCCTACCCGCCATGTACGACGACCTGTCCCGCTATCAGCGCGCGGTTGTCCGGCAGGAGTATATCAAGCGCCAAGACGGTATGTGCTTCTGGTGCGCCTGCCGTCTCGACGCGGACCCGCCTGCGCGTATCGCAAACACTCTTATTCACTGGGACCGGTTCCCGAAGGGGTTCCAGAAGCACCCCATACATCTCCAGCACGACCACGATACGGGCCTCACTGAGGGTGCCGTCCACTTCCGGTGCAACGCCGTCATGTGGCAGGAGCACGGGCGATGAAAGTATTCATATACGGCGACGAGCCGCACGGCCCCCTGCCGACCGAGGCCCTCGAGTTGGACCGGGAGAACCGGTACCAGCTGAGTGTCCTGCAGGGCATCCTGCTCGGTCACTACACCGACGGCGCCGGTGGCATTGGCCCCGACTTCATGTACATGGCTCACGAGCTTGTGGGCGAACTTCAATTTTAATTGACTATCAGCGCCTGACCCGTCATAACAGCAACCCAGCACGAGGAGACCACAAGTGACCATCCAAGAAAACGTAATCACCGGAATGACCATCATCGACGCCGAGCGTGCCTTAGACCCGGAGAAGCGCCGGGCGTGGATCAACGCCAGCGAGGCTTACACATGTATCCGCCGCCAGTGGTACATGAAGCACCAGCCGGAGGCGGAGGAGCCGCAGGAGTGGGGCTACGCCCGCCGGGGGCACGCAGGAGAGCGGTACATCACCGAGGCTCTCGCACGCACCAACCTGCCGATCGAGCACACCGGCGACGAGCAGCTCAGTCTGCAGGACAAGGCGACCTTGAACTCAGCGACGCCGGACGGTGTCATCAACTACGGCGACCACGTCATCGTGCCGGAGTTCAAGACGAGCGATCCGCGCACGAACAAACGCAACCTGCCCCAGGCCAAGCATGTGAAGCAGCTGCAGATCGCGATGGAGCTGATTGATAAGAGCGATGAATACAAAGGCAAGGTCCGCTCCGGGATCCTCACCTACATGGATGCATCAAACTTCGACGACATCATCGAGTTCCCCATCGATCGCGACCGGAACATCCTGACCGAGACGCATGATCTGCGCGGCAAGAAGATCATGCGTACCAAGAAGGTCGACCGCCTCGACCGTGAGGGCCTGACGAAGGACGGCGGTAAGGAGTGCCGGACGTGTGCCTTCCGCCTGACATGCGGCGTGACGGAGATCGATGCGGCGCCTCGCAAGAGAGGCAACAAAGGATCCAAGTTCGACGCCGTCGCCATCGAGTACCTGCAGATAAAAGAGAACGGCAAGGCAGCGGAGGATCGCCTCGCCGAGCTGAAGCAGCAGATCCTCGAGGAGCTGGCGAAACGCAAAACAACGAAATTCAATGTCGGTGATATCGAGGTATCAATCACCACATCGGTGTCCAAACGCTTTGACAAAAAAGGCGCGAAGGCAGCGGCGAGCGACGTGGGTCTCGACCTCGAGATCTACGAAATATCGGGGGCCGCCTCGACGACCCTCAATGTGAAACGTGTAACGTGATCCTGAAGGAGGACATTTCAAATGAACGCACTCACAGCCCACCTCAAAACGGCCAACCTCCCGGCACTCTCGAATGCCGACATGGCCGCCGCTCTCTCCACCACGTCGGACGAGCAGTCCACAGGCAGTGGTGGTAACGTCAACTACCTTACCTTCTCCGGTAAATCCGGCATCTACGCCATGGGTAAGAACAAGGACGTTGTCGACCCGGAACAGCGGTTCATCATTGAGCCGCAGACATTCCTCGAAGGCCACATCTGCTGGAAGGGCAGCAAGCCGATCGAGCGTCACGAGTGGTCGATCTACACGCGCGATCGCGACAGCATCGACGAGGACACCCTCAAGGACCACGGTCCCTACAACGAGAAGAAGGGCGAGGGTTGGTCGAGGCTGCTCGGCTTCGGTATGGTGCAGTGCTCTGCGATGCACGAGAACGTGAAGTTCACCCTGTCGAGCATCTCCGGTCGCAATGCGTTCTCCGACATGATGGCGCAGATTGCCGCCCGCATGGGTGCCGGTGAACCTGAGCTGCCCGTCATCACGCTCGCCGCTGTCGTCTTCGACGACAACGGTAACCAGAAGCCGGTCCTCAATGTCGACGCGTGGGTGACCCGCGACGAGGTCAACGCGTACCTCGATGCGGATGTCGACTACGACCTCGGTGCGCTGATCGACGGAGATGACGTGCCGAAGGCGAGCAAGAAGCCTGCGGCGAAGAAGAAGCCTGCGGCTAAGAAGCCTGCGGCGAAACGGGCACGCAAGTAGCCTGACAGAATTAGGCCCCGCCGATCTCTCGGCGGGGCCTAGTTCTTTAACGGGTCACATGTACACAGGATTTGGGGAGGTTTGACGCATTATGAGTACCAAGAAATACGCGATACTGTCAACCAAGAAGGCGCTGACGACCGCCATCGCTGCGTTAGCGCGGTCCGGCCCGGCTGCGCTCGACTTCGAGACCACCTCTCTGTACCCAAAACACGGCAAGGTCCGCCTCGTCACCCTCGCGAATAAGAGCCGTCGATACCTCGTCGACTTCAACCGGATCCGGGGGGGCTTCAAAGCATGCGCCCACCTGTTCGAGGCGCGCGGCATCTGGGTTGTCTTCAACGCCGGGTTCGAGCTGAGTTGGTTCCACGACGCCGGGACGGCGCCGGTCATCTGGGATGTCGCCTACATCCGCAAAGCCATCCTCGGCGGCGGATCCTACAGCCTGAAGCAGCTCGTCCTGTGGGATCTCGACATCGAGATGAATAAGGAGGAGCAGCGGTCGGACTGGTCCGTCAAGAAGCTGACGAAGTCGCAGCTCGACTACGCCATGGATGACAGTGTCCACACATGGTCCCTGTACGAGCACTGGTCCGCCCAGTGCGACGAGGGCCGCTGGCGCGCCTTCCATATGATCAACAATATGGTCCCGGCGGTGATGGAGATGCAGACCAACGGAATGCTCCTCGACGCCGACCGGCACGATAAGCTCGTCGCCAAGTGGGTGGTGGTGCAGCAGGAGAAGATCAAACTCATCCGCACGCTCGTCGGTGACGACGAGGTCGCCAACATAAATTCGGACATGCAGTGGTCGAATTATTTTGCCACCAATATGCCGGACACGTTCCTCGGCGGTTGGCCCCGCACGGAGAAGACCGGGCAGCTGTCGATGAAGTCAGAGGTCCTGCGTATGCTCGCCGGTACCGTGCCGGACACTCCCCTCGAGACATTCTTCGATGGTCTGGCCGACTACAAGAAGATCTCGAAGTACATATCGAGCTTCGGCTACAACCTGTCGACCATGGCCCGGCTGGCCGACGATGGCCGGATCCACGCGCGCTACAACATAGGTGCTGCCAAGACGGTCCGCTTCTCGTGCTCCGGTCCCAACCTGCAGCAGACACCACGCGACAATGAGCTACTCGGCGAGGAGACCAGCGTCCGCACGTCGTTCGTCGCGCAGATCGTCGAGGAGCGGAAACGCCAGATTGCACGCGTTCTCGCCTCCCTCGATTACAGCGGTATCGAGATGCGGATGCTCGCCCTGCTGGCCGACGATCCGCAGCTGATGGATGACATCCTGAACGGCGATGTTCATTCCGAGGTCGCCGCCGTCATCGCCGGTAAACCGATCGACAGATCCACGACGGCGGGCAAGCGCCTGCGGCAGGCGGCTAAGGGCGTCTCCTTCGGCATCATCTACGGCGCCGGTGCCAGCGGCCTCGCCTCCACGATGCGTACCAGCGTCGGCAAGGCGAGTGGCTACATCGACTTCTGGGCCGATCGCTATCCCCGCGCGTTCGATTACCGCAACATTATGATGGCGGAGGCGCAGGCGTCGCGCTACATCCGCGTCGTCGACGGCGGCACCATCTACATGGGCAAGAACCCGGAGATGCCGAAGTGCGCCAACTACCCGGTGCAGCGCGCCGCACTGTCGTGCATCGCGTTCGCCATCACCCGGCACAAGAACACCCTCGACGAGCAGCGCGCCGCCGGTAAGCTGAAGGGCACGTTGTTCCTGTCGAACATCCACGACGCCCTGATCGACGAGACGGAGAAGCGAGACGCGCCCCGCGTGCTCCGCCTGATGGATGCGGACATGACCGCAGGCTACCTCGACGTGTTCCCCGATGCGCCCATCGACAAGCTGGTCGAAGGCGGCTACGGCCCCAGCTGGGGCGAGCTGGAATAAACCCCAACAAGGAGATTGAGCGATGAGCGAACGTATGGACAACGCGATGCTGCTGGGAGAACGCTGCTGGGCGCGCGCTATGGAGGCGTCCCCTGCTTTCGTGGCGCAATACCTCGCTGTGTCGGAGGCGCTCCTCCTGAGCCAACCTGACGTGACCGGCGACCTGTTTAAACGGGCATGCGACCTCTCACAGATCCGCCTGCCTGACGGCCTGCACCACAACGTCTGGGTCTCCGGGCCTAAGTCTCTAAAATCGATCGGGTGGATCGAGGAGATCGACACTGTCATACCGACGTCACCCCATAACCACATGCGATCCGTGACGCGCTGGCGCAGCCTCCTGTATACGTCCCCTTGACATCAGCTGCTGACACACTATATCTATGTGTACAGCAACCCGCAGGAGAGAGACCATGGAGACCAAGACCCTCAAAGCCCACCAGATCTGGCCCGGTATGCAGATCGCCGGTCGCGAAGCCTCTGGCCGCGTCAGTGAAGTAGGCCACGGCCCCGGCGAAGGTGAGCTGCGGATCCGCTTCACGCACAGCGTGGACGACATGATCTGCGCCACCGACCGCAACCTCGTAATCGTGAAGGAGTTCTGAGATGGAAAATTCATTTGAGACCGCAGTAGACGCCATCCGCTTCATCACCGGGGGCAAGGCCCTCTTCACGATGCAGTCGGAGAAGACCGGCGCGCACTTCACCTTCAAGGTCTCCCAGAAGGATGACGACGGCACAGCCTCGCCTTTCTTCGTCAACGTCCTGAGCGGCACCGACAACACCGACTGGCAGGCGTTCACCTTCATCGGCCACATCAAGGCAGACGGCCAGAGCTGCCTGATCGCCGGTCGTAAAGGTAAGCCCGACGCAGCCAGCTTCAAAGCCTTCAGCTGGGCGTGGGCGCACCTCAACCGGGGAAGCATCCCCGAGGGCCTCTCGATCGCCCACGAGGGCCGCTGCTGCCGCTGCAACCGCGTCCTGACCCACCCCGAAAGCATCTCGAGCGGCATCGGCCCCGAGTGTGCAAAGAAAGGAGCCTGAGATGCATATCTTCACGAACAGGATCTACAAAAACCGTGACGGAAAAATAGTTGTGATTACCAGCACCGAAGGCCGGGATCCGTACCCGGTCATAGGCTACCTCGGGGACGCCGTATGCCCTATGGTGTGGACGCGTGAGGGTAAATTCAACACCGAGCTACGTCATCGGCATGACCTGACCGAGGTTACACACGCGGAGCGTTTAATGGCGGAGTACTTTGACACGGGGGGTTCTGCCACCGCGCGGGGCGCTATGGAGGTCTTGCGCTCCGCAGGTATGCTGAAGGAGGGCCAGTGATGGCTCCGCGTAGAGGCAGGCCACGGTCGACGGTCGCCCATGGCGAGCCGGTGGCACCTACGGCGCGCCTCTCTGTCCCTGATGTGGCCTTCGGTGGGGGCTTTGGTGGTACCGTCCCTATCACGGCTACCGAGATCCGGGAGCGGAGGGCCGCTCAGGAGACCGGCGCCACAAACCCCGTCATCGGGTATCTTGTAGACCGCACCGTGGAGGTGCTGGCGGATCACGGCAGTGAACTCACTGATGACGTGCATCGGTTACCCAACCGGCTGCTCGACGAGAACCCTGAGATTGATGACCAGCCTACGGGCGGAAAGGGATAGACGATGGAATATTGTTATTCAATTAATGGGGAAGATTATGAAGGTCGCGAGGAGGATCCAGACATGGCGTTCCAAGTGGCTATAGATGACCACGATTTACAGCCGGGCGATACGGTCTATATCGCGGCGGTTGATGGGTGCACAATGAAAACATTTGCCCTGCATCACTCCCATATTATCGATCAACTTAGGGACCATGCATGTGATTTTGTAGGTGAACATTCCTCGAATTGGCTGGGTAATGTTTCCACCGAAGCGGGGAAAGACCTACAAAATCGGGTAGCTGACACCCTGGACGGATGGGCGACCGAACATAATTTACAGCCGAATTTTTACCGGGCGGAGAACCCTGTTATTCGTACTGTCCGCACCACAGACGGAAAGGAAACGCCATGAAGATAATTGACATACCCCTGATGGCGCTTGCCGCACTGGCACTCTGGGCGCTGGTGAACATCGCACCGGCCAACGCGGCACCCATCACCGGCATATTCAACATGACCCGCGACGGCGATCCGATCCCGCTCTACAGCGGCGCGATATCTATTGAACAGTCGCTGATCGTCGGCCCGTCAGCCGCCGCCAGCAATACGGATATTGGCGTCAATCTCTGGTCCGATAACACTGGCCCGCTGAAATTGATAAACACGTCATTCGGCGGCGCGTATTTCACCATCGACAGCGGCTTCTTGAGTTTCGTCACTGTAAACTCGTTCGCATGGCTGGGTGCAACCCGGTTCCTATTCGACACGGCGGGCGGTTGGACATCACAGCCGGGTGACAGCGGTACATACTGGATCGCTCAAGGTGTCACCGCCGTGCCCGCACCGGGCGGAGCGTGGATACTGGCTGCGGGGCTTTGGATTGCGCTGATGTACGCCTTTTATCGGACCACGACAACCCGGGGAAAACGGTGATGCCTGATACACATCGCACCACAGGCATCACAGATGTTGATTGGCTCGACGCAAAGGTACTTGAACTAAGCGACCGCATCGAACAGCTAGAGGCGGATAAAGTGGAGCTTGAGCGAAAGCTATTAGTTTGTAGCTATGAGTGGGACAACGTCCACAATCGTCTCACTCTAATACGGTCCAAGAAAGATGAACTGATAGAAATTATCGACGGACCGACAGGGGCAGAAGCACTGGAACAGGAGAAACCTAATGGGTGAAGTACGTGACGAAATAAGCCGTATCCTTGACAAGCAGGACGCCAAAGGCATTCGCAAATACGGCGGAACGCTAGACAATACCCGCCCGACTGAGGCCGAATTAATTCAGCACGCAATTGAGGAATGCGCCGACATGCTGCAATATCTTGTGGCTCTAAAGTTGCAGGTGGAACAGGAGAAACCAGAATGAGCCGTAATAAAGTAGCCGAATTGAAGGAGACGCTGGCTCATAACTCACGTCTGCACGCTGACATCTGCGCGAAAGATCGCCGCATCGAACAGCTAGAGGCGGCGCTGAAAACTCTTTGCTTCCACTGGGACCAGATGCTCAACAACCTAGATGATGGTGAAGAATTTGAAGCAAGGGAAGCCGCGCGCGCCGCGCTCGAATAGGAGAAACCAGACTGCCCCACCACAACCAAAGGAGACTAGCTATGGCGAGAGATCTGAACCACATGTCGCACGGGCACGCTACCCTGCAAGACGAGGATCTGCTACAGATCGAAAGCGAGACGTCCGGGCTTGGTGGCCTGCACCGGGTTCTCGGGGAACTGCAGTTCCTCCGGGATACAGCGGACAAGACCGAAAAAGAACTGCACACTTACCTGAGAGGAGACTAGCTATGGGACTGACCAAAGCAGAGCGTGAAGAGCGCGAGAAGGCCAAGCAGCACGCCAAGAGGCAGGCGCAGCACCTCGAGCGATCACGGAGTTCCGGGTTTAAGAAGATCTCGTTCACCGTGCCCGAGGAGGAGGCCGAGAGCGTACGGAAGTACATCAAGCGGCGACGGCAGAAATGGCGTAGCCTGTAAACACGAAAAACCCGGCGAGGATCTCGCCGGGTTTTTTATTACTTTAGAAGCGGGTGAGGCGCCGACAAGTCGGAGATAGCGCCCCCCCCAACCGCCGACCGGACGGCGGATCCCTGAAGTGGTAGGCGCCCCTACCCCTCGGCGTCTCCGTTGTCTTTTTGTTTTCGCTTGATAAGTGATCTGCCTACGCTCTCGGTCAGCCCGCCGCCGAAGTAGAAGATGACGATCGAGAGCATGATCTCCCCGATGTAGAACGCCTTCAGCACATCGTAGATGTCTGCGACGTTTCCGTACCCAGAGAGCACGCACCCGAGCACCAGAAAGAAACTGAAGATGAAGGTGAACGAGAACAGCAGGGCAAGATACCGCTGCGCGATCTTGAACGGCGCATAGGCCTTCATCAGGTCGATCTTGGCCTTGGTCTTGCTCTCGCGGATCTCGGTATCAGTTTCCCAAGCATCGTCAATAAGCTCGAGGCCCTTCTCGATGATTTTGTCGCCACCGAGGACTTTCATAATAGTGGTGAACATCGTCTATCTCCTCATTCTGAAGTGTGGGGGTCTAGCTCAATCGCCCGTTTTCAGCGAGCGGAGGTCGATCCGTAGTGCGGTCATTTCAGCCTGCAGCTCGTTATTACGGCGCTCGCATTCAAGGTTGTCTCTCTGCAAGCGGTCGCACCGCTCGGTCAGGGTGTTCATGCGTAGGATGAGGTCGGCGCGGAACTTAGCCTCGCTCGATGACAAGCTGTCCCGCACCTCGCCAATCGTTCGACGACGACGGTACATCGCTAGGACAAGTGGGACCGCAACGCCGGTAACCAGTGCCGCCGCAATCGGCCCTGATATATTCTCCTCAATCCAGCCAGTCATGTGGTTCACCAGTATATAGAACTAAGGAGTGGATGCCGGTCGCGACAGCAAGAACAAAATAAGTTCCTTGCCCGGTCAACGATCCGCCCGACGAGAAGAACGAGACAAAAACAAACGACCAGAACCCGCACGCAAACATATGAGCATGGTGCCGCTTCCAGTCCCCGACTGTGACGAAGCTCAAAGAGTTTGACAACCAGTAGGATGTAAAGACCAGCAACGCCACGGCGCCGTACGCCCATAGAGGTAAGAGCTGCTCCATATATTGATGCACGCGGGCGACAGGCGCTGGATCGGGGAGAAGGTCTAGTGCCCAGAAGAACGCCACCCAGCCACTGATTAGATCCACCGGACGGGTAGCACATTGGTTCAACCACCAGCCGCCAAATTTCCTCACGCTGCACCCACTAGCTCGGGCCAACTATTGTAGATGTCGTAAGTGATAATGGCCTCCCCGGTGAGCGCCTGAAGCGCAGTGGTGTGCATCTCCTCGACAGTGTAGCAGTTCTGAACATACATCAGAACCATGGTCCACGCCCCTTCAAGGGTGGGCTTGTCTATGCGGGCGAATGCGCCGTTGGACACCTTGAATGGCACGGTGGGCGGGGTGCCGGAAGCAACCATATCAAACCCATCAATCGCGTGCTTGAGCGCGGTACGATCCCCGCGTCCGGACGGCACCAGCAGGCCATTAAACATGACACCGGCAACCTCGACTGCCCACCTGTGAGCCGCCAGCTTCTCGAGTTGAGCGGCGAGCAAGATGGCGTCGTCCTTCAGCAGCGGGCTGGGGTAGCTGCGATCGACCGCGCTGCCACTATCGGTGTCTAGAGAGCCACCGGCACTCCAATTGGGATCGTTGGGCGGGGCATCAAAGAACGCCCGGTAGCCATTAGCGTTCTGCCAATCGGCGGGCATGGCGACAACGCGCTGACTACCGACATACTCCTTCATCCAACCGCCTTGGCTGAATATGCGCGCAACAGGCAGCGCGAAAACTCCCGGCGATGTCTCTGTCAGCTTGCAAAATTTCATCGTCTGTTTCCCTATCTTGCGTTGGAGTGTTTGAAATCTTCGGATAGGAACGCCCAAGTCAAATATGGAGCGCCCGATACATTGTTGCCTGTTGCGTCCCGTACCTTCACGCCAGCGGCCAAGAAATCTATGTTGTTCGCCGTGCTAGTCTCTGCGGCAGGATCATTGAATTGGCTCTGGTTGATGACTTGGTTTTCCGGGTCCGCCTGATCGTTCCATGTGTAATGCCCGCCCGCCGAACCGGAGATACGCTTCGAGCTGTAGAGGCTTGGCTTCCCGTTCATATGGATAAACGGGCCTTCATCCAGACCGTTACCCTCGTATTCACTCAGGTCAAAGAACCCTTCCGTCTCTGGGATTACGAGATACCAGATCGTATCGGTGGCCTCGCCCGTGTCAATGTCGAAGGCGTTGGCGGTCACGTTCTTGATAGCAGCGTCAGTCGTCTCCACCGTTGTCGCATCGAGATAGACCAGCTTCCCGCTTGTCAGGCTTGGGTGGTACATATGACGGGAGCCACCAAGTTCATGGAAAAGAATTATCAACGCACGCGCATTGCCTGCGTTATGTGTAACGGTCGTGTCCGCCCCGTTCGTATGCGAGACAGAACCGGCTTTGATATTCGCCAGACCGTCCAGCTTCATCGAGCAACCAAGCCATGCACCCGATCCAGCCAGTGTCGGGAAGGTTTCCTTCGCGCCCGTGTCGTCGGTGTTGAAGCAGTTCGTCGGGTCCGCGCTCCAACGCACGTAGTAGCTTTCGATAGCGTCCCGGTTCTTGAAAATATCCACGTAATCGGTCCAGCCGGATCGAGCCGCAGCAAGCGTTGCGATGATGTTCGCCTCTGTATCCGTCACCGTGACGAACTCCGAACGGTTATCTTTTACCACTGGGTCAGGTAGGTTGTTAGCGGACAGAGTAGTGAACCCGGTCGGCAGAGTTATATTCGAAAGCAGGTCCGATTGTCCAAAGTCTACGCGACCGGACCTCCCTGAGTAGCTTGAAAAGCCTATACGGAAATGGGATCCATCCAAATCCATGCCGCCAGAATTGGCACCCGGATCACCTGTAAAGCCTGTGCCGGTATCTGCCCACTTCACCGCATCAGCCGACACATCATACCATCCGAACCAGATTTTCATATTGTCCAGATCAATGGCACATAGATTGTAGTCCAGTGCAGCCGCAACGGGAGACATTGTGTGAACGCTGGCGGTCCCTTCGTCGTACCTAGCAAAGTTAGATGTGCTATCGAAGGTCATACCCCAAGCGTTTGCAGAGGTCGTTATATTGTTGGCTTTCGTCCAGTTTTCGTTAACAACAAAAGGCTGACAGTGGCCTTGGCCGGTCAGCGTTACTTCAGAAGCCCAGATATATTTCCCCCCGCTCGCCGTGCTAAGACCAAACGTCGCGAATGCGTTGCACCAAGAGGTTGACGCTGCGCCGGTCAGGTTCAGGCCCCCGTTCGAGATAGCCACAGCGCCGCCAACCGTTTCGTGAGCCACGTTCAGAACGGGGTAGTTATTCGTCGGCGTGTCGGCAAGCTGGTCGGTGGTGGTCAAACCGCTGGGCGTAATATCATTCGCGACTGCGACCGCAGCCGTTGTCTTTTTCCAACCACGATAGACCGAACCAGACGCAACCTGCGCTCCATAAATCCGGGTGGCCGACGCGCTATTGCCAGTATAGCCGTGGCTGTTATCAGCATCGCCCGCGCCGTAATCAAAGGTTTTGTTTCCGGTGCCGGTGGCGGTGAACACGATATCGCAACGGTACACACCGCCGCCCATGTCGGTTATAGAAGCGGTATGACCAGCGCCGACAGTCCCCACCGCGCCAGTGGTAAGATTGAAGAACGTCCGGGTAGTCGTAAGCGCGTTCGTCGTAAAATACATATAGTCGCGGCCGGTCGCTTCCGCGATGATGCTGGCCCGGTAGACTTGACCACTTACGGCGGGCCAAGACTGTTCGACGATATGCGTTCCGCTGGTATTGTCTTCAACCATTTCCTGCGTGGCGAAGCCCAATTCGGTGCCGACCGTCCCTTTGGTCATACGGATAGCCGACCAACGAGCGTTGGAAAAATCATCGCTCGGATAAACAAGGTTTTCGGTCGAGCCAGAATCTAGGCCAAAGTCGTTTGCGTCCGCAAATTCGAGGTGGAAACCATTCTCGCCATAGCGAGCCTCGTTCCGTAGGTCCGCGCCCCTGCTGGTGTTCGCCGCGCCCAAAGAAGGCACGTAGGAAGTGGGTAGCCCCGAACCATCATCTTTTTCTACTTGCCAACCAAACACGCCCAGGGTGCAAGCTTCGTCTGCGCGAAGCTGCATGTGGTTAGCCGAAGGCGAGCCGTCCGTGGTCAGTAGCGCGTAGAACCGCTGCCATGTGGCATCAACATCCGAGCCAATATTCATGTTGGCGACGGTAGCGACAGACCCGTAACTTTTGATAACAAGGTTTCCGTCCGCCGCGAAGCTGCCCGTCAAAAGTTTTATCCAACCACTGAAAATATAATCCGTATTTGCTTCTAGGGCGCGGCTGTTGCTTGTCCGAAGTTGATGCTCAAGTGTGTTGTTGGTCCCGCCTGTCACGGTAATAGTATCCGCAGAATTTACCAATCCATCAGGTCCGGTCAAATTCCCCGCTGTAACCGCAGTCGTTCCGCCCACATTCCACACACCATTACTGGTGTCTTCAGAGAAATGAATATAATTAGTGATAGAGGCTTCCGCCAACTCGCCGTCGAGAACGCCGCCCGTATAATTTATCCGGGGCACGTCAATCGCAGCGGTCCGAATTACTCCAGCACTGTCTTCGTAAGTGCCGATGGTGTTGCGTGTGAAAGACTTGAAAACTATCGGCCGCCAAAATCCAGGGTAGTATGGATCGAACTCACCGAAATAGCTGGCGTCATACGCCACCCCATCTATCCAATGAACGTCGGCCAGTTCACCATCAAAATATGCTGTTCCGCCAACCAAACGCCCAAGGTAGTGCAGCGTCGTATTATTGAAGGCTGTTTCGTAGTTCAGAAGCGGCGTGGTTTCCGTGGCGTAATTGGTGACTTCGACGCCGTTGACCCATATGTGCATGATCTCAAGCGTCGTATCGCAATTGATCGTTATATCCAGCCAGTTCGTCGTGTCTCGGAACAACGCGCTACTGACGAGGCGGTAGTTGCCGGTGGCATCAGTGTTTATGCCGAGCGTCTCCGCGCTCAAAAACATTATCCAATCATCCCCGCCCGCGCTCATAAGGCACTGGTTGGCCCCAGTAAGGTTTCCGCGCTTCACGCGTGCGTGGAAAGTGAACGTCCGGCGATTACCTGCGGTGCCGGGCGTCCATGACCAATGTGCGCTATCGGCGGCATTGACCCTCACCGACTGATCGATGGATCGAGCAGAAGCACCGGCCCTGCTTTTGAGATCGAATACCATTCTATCAGGCTCCGAAGTCGAGGGCGGAGATCAGGTTGGTCGTGTTGCCCGCCATGATCGTGACTTCGGTGTATTCGGTGACACCAAAAACATGCTCCGTATCGAGCGGCCATGTGAAATCATTCACGACATCTGCCGCCCACCCGGTAATGGTGAACGCCCCGGTGAAGCGGATACGGTAGACGCCGCCCGGCTCCATGTTGTTGAGGGTCATCGTCGTGACAGCAGCCGTCAGCGTGATCTCCCGGTACGCGCCAGCCGCATCGAAATCCACGGTTAAGACGCCCGCCGCCTGAGCATCATCGGTCTTCGGCGTGTAATACTGCTGGTTCGTCCACGGCTGCTTCGTATTGAGGAGCGCGGTCAGGGCGCTGTAAGGCTGCACCGTAGATCCGACGAGTGCGTCCTGTGCCGCAGCCGTCCGCAGGCCGAGGCCCGTCAGAAGCGCCGCCGCGTTGGCATAACTCGCACCGGTGCCGCCATCAGTGAAATCGACGGGCAACGTAAGCGCATCGAGCAGGGCGATGTCATACGCCTCGGGATCCCCGGAGGCGTCGAACCGGAAGAATTTGTTCATGCGGTTGGCGACCGACGGGACGTCGCCGATGGAGGTTTCCGTTAGAGGGATCTGGATAGACCGGCTCACAAGGTCGAGGAGGCGCAGGAGCTGCCGGACGCGATTGTCGTGCATCGGCTCGAGTACGTCGCGTGGGCTGACGTTACCGGACCGGGGAAGGCGTGTCCCCTGTATGAAGTCCGGCTTCAGCTCGATGACGAGGCTCTCGTCGGTAAGGGGGGTGTAATCTGACGGGCTGGTATCGACGGTCAGGACACCGGCGTTACCGGTGTTTGCGCCGGTCAGGGTGTACTCTGTGCCCGCCGTCCATAAGGTCTCGGCAGCCGTAAGGTCGTCGACGAGGGTCACGGTCACCTCGGCGTCAGCGGCGAACGTGAAGCTGGTCGTGAACTCCGCTGTCGCGCCGTCGCCTGCGTGCACAATCTTGTTTACTTCTGATGGGACCGTCATTCCTTAATTCTCCTCATCCCGTTTGTCCGGGCCGACAATAAATTGCCAGTAATTAAAGTCGCGGCCTCCCTCGTCGTCGTACTTATCGAAGGCTTTTACCACGCGATTGAGCTGTGTGGAAGGTATTCTGCCGGTCCACCAGCCGAGCAGGGCGATCGCCTTCTGCAGCGTTTTGGCGTCCATATCCTTCTCACCGGCGATGAGCTTGTGCAGCTCCGTCACAGAGTTTGCCGTGCTCTCGCCTATACTGGCGAGCGGTGTCGGGCTGTACCCGTACTTCGAGAACGCGCCGCTGACGAGATCTCGCGCAACAGGAACCGTCGACCCGGCGAACAGCATCACCTTCATAGCGAGCCACTCCGGGTAGTCCTCGTCGTCGAAGTCCGGCGCCTCGAGGCGGAAGATCCCCTCGATTATGGAGGGCAGGACGTACAAGGTGAACGAGCCGACGAAGAGCCGGTACATGTATGACGCCGACATCTCGCGCTGGTTACCCAAGCGTCGCTGGATCCCGTAGAGCGTCGAGAAGAACGTCATGAACATCGTGACGGCCCGCGCGGATCCGCGTACAGACATAGCTGCCGCGAGATCCTTCGGTGAGCCACCACCCTGCGTCTTACCGAGCGTGCGATCGGCGAAGGCAACGGCGTCGGCTTGAGACAGTGCCTCCTTCAGACCCATGTTGTATGCGGCCAACCACGTCGGCATATCGACAGTCGCAAACTGCACCGCCGGGATCCCGATCAGAAGGAACCGCTGGATCTCCGACTTGGTACCCTTCATACCGCGCAGCTTCGATATAGCGTGCCGGACATCGCGATCGGAGTTCTCCATCCTGAACCGCAGCTCGGACGATGCCTCGAGCGCCTGCTTCCACGCGTCCCGATCGAACGCCTTCAGGACACCCTTGGCGAACGCGAGAGCACCCCGCCCCGGCTTGGCCTTACCATCGACCCCCAGAGCGAGCGTGTCGATCGATGTGAATACACCGAGGGGCTGCGTCAGCATTGTCGTCGCAGACGCACCCATGATGGCGACAGTCGCGTTATTACGCATATGCTCGACCATCTTACCGAGGACGTCGAACCGGTGGATCGTCCCCCCCTTCCCGCCGAGCGCCACCGTACCCACCCACGCCTGAAGGGCGGAGTAGTATTCAGGGCCGAAGCGGTTGACGATCGCGTTCTCGAGATCCTTATTCGCGAGCAGACGGTCGGCCTGCCGCACAGCCTCGTAATGCGTCACGAAGTGCGCGGTCTCCTGTAGCTTGCCGGGGATCCGCGTGAGGTCCAGAAGGACCGGCGCGGAGAACCCGGTGCGGGCCTTGGTCATGCCGGAGAACACAGACGCCTTTACCTGCTCAGACTGCATCGCCTCGAGCGCCGTCTTGTTCTCAATTTGCTCGCCCTGCGCGCTATCCGTCGGGTCGTACATCATGGGGATGTAGCCACCGGTGAGCGTGCCGTTGGGCAGCTCGACCTCCAGGGCGTCCATCCAGATAGGGGCCTCGCCGTGCTCCTTACGCCACACATCACCGACGGCGTCGCGTTGATCCTCGAACATCTGCCACAGCTGGTTGACGAACGCGATCTCCTCGGCGGTCAAGGTCTCCAGCACGGCGCTGACCTTCTCTTCGGTCAGGACAAGGGAGCCGTCGATACGGCTCTTCGTGGATCCCTCGATCATCTTCTGAAGGTTGCTCGCGTTGCCGGTGTTCGCTGCCATGTGGAGGATCTGTGCGCGCGACATGTTATGCCCTAGCTCGGGCACCCACTTCTTTTGGTTGAACGCACGGCGCGACGCGTCCGGCAATCCTTGGAAGGCAGCGTCGAAGTTCTTACCGAAGGCATAGATCATCCGGTTCTCTGCCATCTCGGCCTGCGCGAACGGATCGTAGAACGCGCGCTGCGCCGGGCCTTCAGGGGCGCCATCCATCATCTCCAGCAGGAACGACATCTTCAGGAGACCGGCGTCACCCCATGCGAGCGCATGCAGTGCCGGGTCGAACCACGCCTCCTTACCTGCGGCCCTGCGCGCCATGCGGTTGGTCTGGGGCAGGCGGTCCATGCGGGACAGGATGTGCGCGACCGCAAGCTCTCGGTCCACCCGCTTGCTCTCGATGATCAACTGCTTGGCGTTCCGGCCCTGCTTGTCGATGTTCTTGACCGCAGACACCAGCGCGTTGAACTGGTTCATCGTCAGCGTCTTCCAGTGAGGCATGCTGTCAGCCTCGAGGATCTCGTCCGGGATTATCAGGATGGCGCCGTCGCCCGCCTCGGCCCGCTTCACCCAAGAAGCGAACGCCTCGGCGTTGAACGCCTCGCGCTTGTTGTCAGATATGTCGGACCGCAGACGGTAGGCGCCGGTGATCTCGCGGATCTGCTCGAGATAATCCGCGTCCATATTATTCCATTTGTTCCGCTTCTCGAACCGGCGCAGATACTTGATGTGCGTGTCTGTGCTCTTGCGGGCAGCGATCGACCGGCGGGCCAGCTCGTGGTTCATGAGCTGCTTACGTTTGTGCGTGAACGCCTTCAGGTGGTCGCCCTTAGCCTCTGCGGCGGCAGAGGAGCGCGCCTCACGTACGGCGGTCGCGATGAACTTCGCTGGGTTCAGGAGATCCTTGAGGGGCGTACGCTCGAGGACGTTCAGGACGAGCTGCTCGACCGCCGCCTTGCTCGGAGCCGATCGGCCCGCCGCCTTGGCGAGGGCGTTAAGCTCAATGTCGATCGCCTTGAGGCGCGCCTCGTTATAGAGACGGTCTGTCTCGAAGTCTGCACCGGCCTCTTCAGGCTCGGCCATCTCGGTGCGGGTCAGCATACCCGCCTCCTCGTCGATGGCAGTCGCCGGATCCCGAAGGTTTGTCATAACTGTGAGCAGCTCGCTCGCCGTCTCGAAGCCGAGGTAGTTGGCGAGTTGGTCTGGCGATGTTGCCGTCTCCGCATCGTCGGTAAAAATATTACGGCGGTGCTTCGGAAGTGCGGCCAGCTCCTCTGCGGTGTGGTTCTCGAGGAGCTGCTTTTTGGAAAGGCGGCGGTTCGCCATACTGGAGGGCGTGTCGGCGTCCCGATGGCTGCCACGCGTAAGATACCAGAATGCGGCGTAGTCGGTCCGCGACCAAAGCTGCTCCTCGACAGACGCCCGGTTGTTCTCGAACGCCTTTTTGTATGCCTGCTCCTGCGTCTTCGCTTCCTCGACGGCGGAGCGCGCAGCTGTGTCTTCAGCAGCGATCGCGTCGGCCTCCGCCAGCAGTGCGTCATGCGCCGCTGCCTCTGCAGGCGTCATCAGCGCACGCATCTCCGGCGACAGGGATGATGTATGGAACTCGTTGAGGACGGCCATCTCCTCGATCTGGGCGTCCGTCGCCAGAAGCTTATCAAATATCGCGCTGATCTCCGGGTCGATCTCGGTACCCAACCGGCGCTGGCTGGTGACGCTCTCGTACACGAAGAGGAGCCACGAACGGAACTGGGCGAACGCCCGTCGAAGCGCGGTCGAGGGCGCCTTGCCCTCCTTGAGGTACGCCTCGAAGGCTTCGGCCAGCCGTTCCTGCTTGGCGCGCGCCTCGTCTCCGTAGAGTGCCACATCGAGATCCGCCGCCGTGCGGGCGCCTGCCCACCGGAGCATGGCGTTGTAGTTCTCGATCGTGCGCGTCGAGGCGTTGGGGAGCTGCGCCAGGCGTCCCAGCATCTCGACGAAGAAGTGCCCGCCCTCGTGCAGGAGGGTCGACAGGTCAGCCGTCTCGAACAGGTTGATCGTCAGCGTCTCCGGCGAGAAGGATCCGAGGGGACCGTCGAGGCGCTGGTTGACGAGGCTGGGGTCGGTCTGGTCCTGCGCGCCTTGATACAGGGTGCCGGGGTCGGCGGCTTTATTCCGCTCGTTGAAGTCTATCCGCTCTTGGCGGAGCTTTCCTCCTTGGCGATCAGCTTCCGTATCCGCTCCTGAGCTTCCCGCTCCGTCACCGGCTGGCTGAACGCCTCTTTTCCCAAGGAGATTGCTCGCTCCCTTGCTATTGGTTCCTTCATCTAGCGCACTCCCATGTTCATGCCAAAGGCGTTTCTCAAAGAACCAGAGGACGGCTTGAACGTCGCCCGGCTTCAAATCGTATTCGTGGGCCAGTTCCCCGGTGATGCGGAAAACGGCGTCACGCTCTGCGTCGTTATTTGGCTGGGCGGCGACACCCTCTTTACCGAGAGGTGCCTCAAACATACGACCGGTCCAGCGCCTGAACGTACGAGTATACCATAGATCGCTCGTGGTATCACCCGCTGATATATCGATGCCGTGCAGCCCAACAGTGTAGCGGCCCAGCTTGTCACCGAAGGCCAGCGCCCCGTAAGTGGGCGCACCGCCCTCTTCGGCTTTGGTGAAGCGCGGGTACTTGGCCTTGTAGGCGCCGCTCTCCCGCATAGCATTGTTGATGTCCAACGGAGACTGGACGTTCTTCATCCAATCCATCGCCTCCTGCAGCCCGCCCTCACGCTCGACCAGAAATTTCATGAACGTCAGCTGCTGGGTGTTTCCCGCATTACGGACACCCCAACCGACGTGGCGCCGGGGTACCTGCTTCTTGTTCTTCTTGTCGTAGAACGCCTCCGCCCACAACTGCGGCTCGCCTTTCAAAGGCACGCGGGTCGTCGGGATAACTCCGTCCTGAAGGAACAGCTCGAATGCCACGGCGGACGCTTCCCACGCCTGCGCCGGGTTCATACCGTTTGAGAATACGCCCGCGAACATTAGGTACAGATCGCGATGGCTCTTGTCTGTCAACAGCGTCGGAAAGATCTGGGCGGTGTCAACCAGCGCGTCAACGACGTCCTGCTCGTACCAGCCCACGCCGGAGTTGGGGCGCTTCATCTGGGCCTCCAGCTCGCTGCGCGCCATCTTCATTACTTCAGCGTGATGCGCCTCGTCGGTCTCCGGGGTCAACTGCGCGCCGTGAACCGCCTGATGGTTATCGTCAAAGGCCTTGCCGATGTCTTTGATCGTTACGGTCTTGCCCTTCGCGCCGCCGGTAGGTTCGACGGGGAGCGGGTTGCCAAACATGTGTGAGCCAGCCTGCTCGAGGATGTTGTCGCTGTCCGGGCTGAACGCACCGGAGTTCATTGTAGATTTGATCTGGCTCCCGTCAAATACGACGTACTCTGTCGCCGTGGACGGGTCTTGAATAATGATACCGTCGTACCCGAGATCCATCAGAGCGTTAGGGATCAGGTGCCCGAACGCGTAGTCGGTGAGGGCCGCGTCAACCTCATCTGCGGAGAAACCCAACTCCTGAGCCAATTGGGTATTCGACGCCACATCGCTCAATTCAGGTTTGAAGAAGTAAGGGTTCCGCATGCTGAGATATACCGGCATAACATTGCCGCCCTCGTCGTCGGCGAACTCGGACGCGTACCGACTGTCGGCGGTGAAGTAGGTACCGTCGCCGTACCACCCCTCGCTCTGCTCGAAGGCATCGAAGGTCGTATTCGTCCCGTGGTAGACGACCATCGGTGTGCCGTCATCCAGCGCGACCTCGCTACCCTCAAACCACGCCTTGAAGAGCGGCGTCAGCGTGATGTCGCCACCGGCGGCCTTCAGCTCCGCCGCCAGTGTCGCCGGGTCCACACCGAACTCTGCGGCCTGCTGATCCAGCTCCGCCGGGTCCGCCATCTCAGGGGCCGTGGTCTGCCGTACGGTAGGCGTCAGGTTGCGAGCGCGCACGCTGGAGAGTAGATCGTCGGCCCCCTTGCCCTCTGCAGTCCGGGAATTGATCTCGGTGCGTACAGCCTCCCGTACGGCAGTCAGGAGCGCACGGGTGCGCGTACGATCGGCACCGGTCACGGCGGCCTCGTCTGTAATATCCTTCATTAGCGTGTCGACACTATCTTCGATCTGCGCGGCCTCGGTCGGCGGTTCAGCCTCCGGGGCGGCAGCGGCGTCGACTTCGGCCTGCGCCTCCGCAGCCGCAGCACGACCGGCGGCAGACGCCTCCATATCGTTCAGGGCGACCTCTGCCTCGGCGAACGTCGCGGCGCCCAGCTCGGCGCGCGTGTTCGAGATCACGGCATTACGCAGATCCTCGGAGATCTCCCCCTGCTGCGTCAGGGCCTTGATGTAGCTGTCGATCGGGACCGTAAGGTCCAGACCGAGGACGCGCGCCTCATTGAGGTCAGCGACGTCGAGGCCGAGCGTGTCGTAGAAGACCTTGGCCGCCTCGGGCTGCTCCATCGCCGTCACGAACGCCTCGATGCCCGCCGGGTTGAAGTTGATCTCTGCCATGTCCGTGGATCCGGTCAGGCGCTCGATGACTTGCTGGAACAGCTCCGGCGCCTCGGTCATCAACTTCGTCTTACCCGACCGATCAACAATCTCTGTGAGGCGGTCCTTATAAGCGACAGCCGCCTCGGTCTGCTCCTTCTCAACACGCTTCTTCTCACGTTTGGACCCGACCTCGTCGATCCCCATGATGGCGATGTCCACAGGCGTCGTGACCATCTCCGCGATCATCTCGAGCAGGATCTCTGTCGGGTTGATTTTACCGGTAGCAGCGTACTCTCCTAAGAACTCACCCCCACCACCGCCAGCCATCTGGATGGCGAGTTGAGACGCCATGTTCGTCAGCTGACCGCCGAACACCTTACCGGCGAGGCCCATCGTCAGGGCGTCGAAGGCGCCGACGATCGACGCCTTGGTGAACCGCTGATCCTTCAGTTCCTGCATGACCTCCGGGTCCTGCAGGATCCTCAGTACATCCTCCGGTTTGCTCGTATCGAAACCCTTCTCTTTGAAGAACTCCGCCGGGTTTTGATACCGCTCTGTAAAGAACGACGCGGCGCCCATCATCGCAGGCGCCCCCACACCGCCGGTCAGGACGGACCCTGCGGTCACAGCTGCGAGAGGCACGGCGAACTCGAACGCCGTCTCGATCGCGAGTGCGGCGATACCCATCGGGTTGTCCGCCATATAATCGAATGCGCCCGCCCAGCCGTTGGTCTGCGTAGCGTGTGTCCATTCCTTCATCGCGCGATCAGCGGTCTGGGATTTAGGGACGGCAGCGAAACGTGCCTCCGCCCGCTTCGATGCGGCCACCGCCTCGAGGGCGTCCGCTTCGGGATCGGAGATCTCATTTGTCAGACGCGCACGCATCCAGCGGTACGCCGTGATCGTAATGTCGTCCAGACCGGGGACGTTGACGAAATCATCCTGCGTGTGAGTGGACCGCTGATCCTCCCATATCTCCCCGAACGACCGGCTCTGGTCCTGAAGGTTCTGCGCGTGTATCTCGACGGCGGCGGCTTTATCACCACTATCGATACGCAGGCCACTTCGATAGGCGGCACGGCCCAGCGCGCGCACACCCCGTACCAGATCATTATCAGTGAAGCCTCCGGGGCCTTGGCTCGCTTCCGCTTCCGCGTATCGCGGATCCGCGAGGCGCTCCATATCCACGATGTAATCGATATCATCGGTGACGTAGGGACCCAGATCGGGATCCGTGACGATACCCCGGCTCACGGGTGCGTCGGATGTAGCGTCGTCGATGCTCTGCAGCATACGGAGGCGCTCGGTCTCCTCCGGCGCGTCTGTGGCGACGTCTACGGGTACGCCGGTCTGCTGGGACAGGGACAAAGCACGGCGCGCCTCTGGCGCCGGGGTGGTCAGGTTCAGGTCGATGGCTTGACGATCGGCGGGGTCGGCATCCACAGCCGTGTCGATTGACTGCAGCATAGCCGCATCTTCTGGCGCGTCCGGCGGCTCTGCCTGCGCGGACCCCAAAGTCACGGAGGTGCTGTCGGCGGCGACACTCTGATCATCGTCGTCGCGCATCGCATCGTCGATCGAGCCGAGGATACTACCTTCCATAATCAGCGAACCGCTTTGAGGCGGGCGAGGATGGCGGAGAGCCGCGTGGCATTACGGGTGACCATACTGCCAGCGATCTGCCCGCGATCCCGCTCCGGGATCATTTTTATCTGAGCCGCTGTGAAGCCTTGACCCCTCAACCACTTGTCGATGTTCTTCTCCTGTATGGGGGGTGGGTGCTTCCCGTCGACGACCTCCCGCTCGTCTTTACGGATGACGAGGCTTTCGCGCTGCTCGTCGGACATATTCTCCAGCTCGAACAAGTACAGCGTCTTTTTGTTGCGGTAGCCCGGCGGGTCGACCACGACCTCCGTCATAAGCGACACAGCTTTCGCTGACATCTGCTTCTCGGTAGGCTCGGCTCCTTTATTAGCCTGCATGTACTCCGTGACGTAGTC